TGTCATCAGCTTGATTACAGAATTGACACCTATTTTGATGCAGATTGTTGAAAGCATTGTTCCACTTGTTTCACAGCTTTTGTCAGAGTTAATACCGCCATTATTACAGATTGTTCAGGCAATTTTGCCTGTTTTATCAAGTTTACTTGAACCTGTTATCATGGTCATTCAATCATTGGTAACAGCACTTTCACCAGTTATTTCAATTCTTGGTTCAGTGGTTACACAGGTCGCAAATATGCTAATACCTGTTATTCAACAGTTGTGTGACTTCATTACAACAGTATTAACCCCTATTATTCAGGGAATTATGCTGTTAGTGGAACAAGTGATTGGGTGGGTGGTTACCTTCTTAACAGAAAACATGACTACCATTCAGACGATATTCCAAAGTGCTATTGATGTGATAAGTGGAATCATAGATTTCTTCATTGCATTATTCACCGGGAATTGGTCAGGAATGTGGGAAGCTGTTAAGAACATTTTAAACAGTGCTTGGGAGTTTATCACCAATATATTCAACCTGATTGTTACATTCATCACTTCAATCGGTTCTACAATATGGTCAGTGGTCACAAATGCTTGGGAAAATGTATACACGGCTATTTACAGTAAGATTACCAAGATAAAAGACAGTATTTCAACGGTGTTCACCAACATCAAAACCACTGTTTCATCAATCTTTGGTTCAATGAAAGATGCTGTCGCAGGTGTATTTGAAGGTATGTGGAGTGCTATAAAAGGCACAATCAACAAAATCCTTGGTGGTATTGAAACAATGGCAAATGGTGTTGTCAGTGGTATCAATAAACTGCTTGACGGTGTTGAAGCTATTGCAAATGCAGCCGGGGAACTGTTAGGTTTTGACCCTGTTAGTATTTCATTATCAACCGTATCATTACCAAGATTGGCAAAAGGTGGTGTGCTTGAAAAAGGTCAGGTAGGTTTACTTGAAGGTAGCGGTGCAGAAGCAGTTGTTCCTTTGGAACAAAACAGGGAATGGATTCAAAGAGTTACACAGGAATTTCAGTCACAGGGAGTTGGTTCAGATAATGGTAAGGTTGTTGAACTTTTGAACCGTATCATTGAACTACTTCTTTTATTGGTTGAATCAAATGATGAATTACCTGATTATTTAGTCGAAGCAATCGCAAACCTGAAATTCAGCCTGAATAACAGAGAATTTGCAAGATTAGTAAAGGCGGTGCAATGATGTGTTAGAAAAGATTAAATTCATAAACCACATGAATGAAGAAATGGTGTGGGGTCAGAATGGAATTTATGCTAATTACAATGACTTACATGATTATTCATGGAGTTACACATCAGATAACAATAAAATATCAAGTTTCAAAAAGGGGATTGTCACAAAAACAATCCCTATTGTTATTTGTTGTTCATCAGCAAATGAAGGGGTTACCCTGAAAAACCGCCTGATGGAATTAGCAGAAAAGGATGTTCAGACCTTAACACATGGAAAAATCATCATTGGTGATTATTATTTGAAGTGCTTCATCATTGGAAGCACAAAAGGAAAATATCTGATTGATAAGGGTTACATGGAAGCAAAATTGAAGGTTGTAACTGATTACCCATCATGGGTTAAAGAATCAACAGTTTCATTTAGAAAAGATGGTTCTGTTGTAGGACAAACCCCGATAGGCGGTGGGGATGGTCTTGATTATAATTATGACTTCCCTTTTGATTATACATCTTCAATGACGAATAAGACCCTGAACAATACAGGTTACACAGAAACAAATTTCAAGCTGATTATATATGGTGCTGCAATCAACCCGGCAATTCACATTGCAGGTCACACTTATCAAGTGAACTGTACGATTGAAGAAGGGGAATTTTTAACTATTGATAGCTTGGAAAAAACCATCACACTGACAAAAGTTGATGGAACAGTTGAAAATAAGTTCAACAATAGAAATAGAGATTCTTATATTTTTGAAGCAATCCCGGCAGGTGATAATTCTGTTGTATGGGATGATGATTTTGGTTTTGATGTCATTTTACTTGAAGAAAGGAGTGAACCAAAGTGGACTTGATTTATGCAAACGCTGAAAAAGAAGATGTTGGGGTGATGAAGAACTTCACATTTGACCTTGCTTTTGGTGATGATGAAAACAGTTTTGAATTGACCACCAACACAAACAATCATGTGTGTGCAGCCGGATTCATTTTGTACATGGAAGGTACAGAATACGGTGGTAAGGTTGATAAAGTCAGAGTAGCAACCGCAAATGATGAAATAGTCTATATTGGTCGAACTTGGCACGGAATACTTGCTTCAAAGATTATTGAGCCGGATGCCGGGGAAGATTACCTTGTTTGTAGCGGTGAAGCAAACGCAGTGATTGGTGAATTGCTTTCCCGGTTAGGGCTTTCAGATTTGTTCAATGCAAGTGCTGAAAATTCAACATTAACCATTGTTGATTATCAGATGAACCGTTATGTAGACGGTTATACAGGAATCAGGAAGATGTTGAAGTCAGTAGGAGCAAAATTGAAAATTAACTTTCAAGATGGATTTGTTCAGTTATCCGCTGAACCATTGGTTGATTATTCAAAGGATGATGAATTTGATTCTTCACAGATTGATTTTGTGGTTGAAAAAAATTACAGTCCTACCAATCATCTTATCTGTTTAGGAAAAGGTGAATTGAAAGACCGTCAAGTGATTCATTTATACACTGATGCAGATGGTAATATTTCACACACCCAAAGCCTGACAGGGTTGGATGAAATCACAGACATTTACGATAATGCAAATTGTGAATCATTGGAAGAATTAGAACAAAGTGGGATAGAAACGCTTGAAAAAGCGTGGAACACGGATTCATTGCAAGTCGATTTTGACAGTACCAAAGTTTATGATGTGGATGATATTGTTGGTTCACGTGAAAATACAACAGGAATCTACATGGCTAAACCAATTATTAAAAAGATTGTGACAATCAAAGATGGGGTTGTCACTATACAACATAAGGTGGGTGAATAAATATGGCAAATTTACACTTAGTTACAGGTTATGCAGGTGAAAAACACGTTACTTCTTCTGACCAAGGTTCTTATAACGCTGCACTGATGGGAAATGGTGAATTTGTAATGGAACGTGGTCAGCAATTTGCAGCTTCCATTATTTCAAACAATAAAGTCAGGGTGTATGATGGTGACATTTTGATGCAAGGCAGACACATCAGGATGAAAACTAATACTTATGTTGATTTGAACTTTGATAACGGTACACAGGGATATTTCAGAAATGACCTGATTGCAGTCAGATATTACAAAGACAGTACAAATGATGTTGAATTGTCTGAATTAGTGGTTATCAAAGGAACACCAACTGAAAGCAACCCAACAGACCCTATTTATATAACCGGGGATATTGTGAATGAAGAAGCCCTTGAAAACCACATGGTTTTATACCGTGTACCTTTTGACGGTTTGAACATTCAACCTTTAGTTCCTTTGTTTGATGTTGTTCCTACATGGCAGACCTTGAAGGAAGAAACAGTTGCAGAAATTGAAGCACAGGTTCAGGACTTGATTGATGAAACTGAACAGAAAGTTGATGAAGCCCTTGGTGATTTGGTAAGGGTTCATGTAACAACAGATGAACAGTTAATTGGTCAGACCATCACAGCAACCAATGGTGACAAGGTATTTTCTAAAGTTGTTCCTGATTCAATGGAAGTTGACTTTGGACTTCCTATTTTGGGTGATTGGAGTTTTCACAATCCTGTTACCGGGAATGATAAGGTCTTGACCACAGTTTATTATGGTCAGTATGAAATTGAAGTGGTTTGTTACAAGTATTTCAGTGCAATCATTGATTATTCAATGAGCAACCCTGAATCAATGGTCACTTATGCAGATGATGCAGTTGGTATGACAGGCGGTTCTTCTGATTGGTGGAATCAACCAATTTTCAAAAATCTTAAAAACTGTATCTTACAGGATGGTGAAGTTCTTGGTTATCTGAACAAAGATAATCTGACACAATTTGAAGATGGTTCAACCGCTGATATTACAACCCTT